GTCGCCTGTTCCCTCTGAGCGTCTTTCTTCCATACCATTAGGAATCATCAGTTCGTTGATTGCGCTCAAGTATCTTCTTCATCTTACTTTCTTCGTACTACTACTCTCTTCTTGACTACTGTCTTGGGCTTCGGTTTTCTCTGGTTCTGAGCTGGTTGCTTAATCATATGAGCCTGTGTCATCGCCCCTAACTTTCGGTTAGCCATACTCAACAACTTATCGCCTGCTGCGGCGATGGCAGATTTTCCGACCTCGCGAACAATTGGGTATGCATACGATGCTACAGAACGTATTGCTTGCCCAACGGCTGCGGCGATCAGGCCCATGTGCAGTGGGTTCTCAAAGAAAACACCCAACTGCACGAGAGCCATCTGCGCGTTGTGGTACGTCTCCAACTGCAAGTTGGAGTAACCAAGGGGGAACAGAACAGATGAGGAACGAAATTCAATATGGCGGTCAATAGTGACAGCCAAAGTAGTGTCCCCTACATTTATGTCTGTAAACAGGATAATGTTAGCATAACCGAGCTTGTCCAAATCGAAAATGCCCACTTTGCAGTTTGTGCTACCTACAAGTGCTGGTGAAATGAGAGCTGAATTAGTCGGAAAGAGACAGTCCCTGTACAATTCAGCCCCTGAATCGGGTAGCGTGAATGTATAAAGACCGTTCTCCATGGCGCCGAAATATCTGTCCTTGGGGTAAACTGTATCAATAGCAAGATCGTATGCAGAAGAATCAAGTATGTTAACCTGTTCAACTGACACTCGTGCTGACTTGACCGTTCCCTCCTTGTTCAAAACGGCGGTGACATTGCTAAACAAAGCCCCGACTGCTGTCGCTCTGGTTGACTTCCAGGGTATAGTGGTGGTGGCTGCTTCAACAGCCTTAGTAATAGGAAACAGCACAGGCGCTGGGTTGCCCGTAGGGGCACTCAACGGCGTGGCTGTGGAGACCGTCTCAGTCGTCACACCATATGCACAAGACAAAGTCTGAATGGATATAGTGGTTATGATAGAGAGGGACTCGAGCCTAAAACCAACACTCCCTGCTGGTAGTGCAAAGCGACATCCAACATTATTTCCAGTAACTGTGCAGATGCTTCTCTGATAGAACATAGTCCTGTCAAAGTTTGCGTCAATCAACACAACAGTGTACTCGAGAGAGGTTACACCTGGTGCCAAACTGCAATTTATTTCAAGAGCAATCTGGCCGGTTGTGTTGTGAAAGAAGCGTTCACCTTGATAGACCAATATCGGATAAGAGTAGGCTCCGGCGGTGGTGGCGAAAGTTGAGGCGGAATTTGTGTAGAAATTAACCATGGGCCCAACTGGTATGACAGTACCCTCTGTGGTAACAGTTGTGATGAAGTCATTAAGACCTGTCAACAACGTAAACACAGAGAAGGTTGTTCCATTATTGGGGGCATGTTGTGTCCACACAGGAAACCCGGGATCCCGACAAACCATAGCAGCGGTAGAACCTTCTGCTGAGATTGTCACTGTTTTAGTGTCTGTAAAAGACAACACTCCAGTGCGCTCAAGAGCGGGGAAAGTGGGTATCCGATTCGCCTTGTAATCGCGTGGAACAGCAATGGTTTTAGCCATCGTGTCGAGACCACCGACAGATTTGTTCACCTTAGCGTACGGCATTAGTAATTAACTTTGTGGCTACAACTAGGAGTAGCTCAGAGGGAAACACCACAACTACATTTCATCAAGGGCGACTGCGGCGGATAAGGTCCAAAGGTGGACCACACACGGCAGACGCCTAATCGTTGTGATGGTGCGCAAATCCTCTCTAATCTGCGCGACTGTCAGTCCGGCACTGGAATAGCGTGCCGCTACCCAGTCCAGTGTTTGTGCGTCCCATTTGTCTCTGGGCCCGTCCACTTGGGTCCAGACGCTGTGCTCTTCTGCACGTGCTTTTGTGATCTTATGGCCATAAAGCAAGGAATCAATCTTGCATGCCAAATCATACATCACAGGCACATTACAATAGAGCATGATCTGCTGCGCAACCCCCCGGGTCCATGCAGCTAAATCACAAGCTTGTGGATCAACACACCAATACGCCTTATAGGAACGCCGACCAATTGTGGGTCCCCAGGTATACCGGTTGTTAGCCAAATAAGGCATCATTCCAAGGAAGGTCAGATCCAAAACACTGTGTGTAGTCTGTGGTTTGACAACCATACCAAACCCAGTGATGTTTCTGATAATCGCCTCCTTGTACTGGTCCACATCAAATGAGCAGGCCACTAAAGAATCATCTCCCACAACGGCTATGTGTGTGCATTCAGATGCAAATCTCAAATCTTCGCTATTCAATTCTGAAACTTCCTTGCCCGCTAGGGCAGCTGCGAAGGACATTGAAATTACCACACCATTTAATATGGCATTAGCCAAAGCCGTGTCGTCACGTCCAGAGGCATTACATGCCTCTGCCTGGTATTCAAGCTTTATGTCTTCCTTGTGCAGCTTCCTCTTCCCGTGTGGCTTGCGCCAAATGTCCAAAACTTCCCAAAAGGAGGATGGAGCATCGGGGTAGATTCGTCTGTACAAGCTTTCAATTAGCTGCCAGGAATACTTAGAGTAAGTAGCGTCAAAAGCACTATAATCACTCATGAACCATGACGTGGAGCCAATATTCTCCTTGAGCCACTTGTCCAAAACATCGGGCTTAACAGAAGCATAAAATATCCAATTGTCAGCGTTCCACACCTGTTTCAGCCGTTTTGTCAACGGCTTGAGGTATGGACCAGCGTCCAAATGGGTCTCATCATGCGGTGCCTGTATGAGCCGCGGTATGTAACGGATCGCTTCCACACTTGGGTGGCCATCAACCAAGCCAAAGTACGGTAAATTCTCGGTCTTCATAAAAGGTTTTATAAACCTGTAATCACTGTGGTTCTTACCACATTCCTCTCTAGCATAATATGCACGGAGCAGTGCCTTCCGCCGACGCGAAACAGGCATTGAATAGATCCAATCCATAACTGGCATGGGTTCGCCCGGAAAGACGAACTCACCCAACAGTTGCAGATCAAAGATCAAAGTCATTGCCCTAGCATAAGACCCATGATTAATGATGCGAGGAATAGCTTTGAAGACGCGATACATTATCGCCTCAGCCAATGGCCGACAACCAGCCGAGCCAACAAAGGGGATAGCCCCATCAACACCCACGCCCCCTAGACGGGGACCACGTCCTTCGAGCGGCGGGAGGGCGAGAACCCTCTTGATGCTGATGGGGCTAGCCGAAAATTCTGGTCGGTGGCAAAAGATTCTACCACTTTGAGCGGGGGGTGACGGGTAACTGTATTCACAACCCCGGGGTACACCACGGGCATTGCAGGGCTACCGACCTGGCTGCCTTCTGCAACCATTCGACCCAATATACTGTTCTTCCGTTGGCCACAGTCTTTGCACATCCGATTCTTGAATGTGCCGGGCAACTCCTTACCACAGGAGTAACAATAGCCCCACTGAAACCTACCTCCGACTCCGTCGACATCTGGAAACATTTGACGAGTCTGCTTGACCCAGTCGCGTGCATCCACAGCTTTAACGGCTCCCTTTCCATAACCTTGTGACGCCGCGCTGTTGCGAAAGCGGTTTAGCGCGGCAACTGAAACTGGGTCCTTGGTTGTATTCAACACAATAGACCACATAGCAGCTTGCTTTGCTTCCTCTTCCACATCAACCTCACCGGACGTCGCCAGCGTGACCTCAGCCGCGCTGTTAACAAAGGGGATTAGATCCCGCAGGGACCTTTGAAATCGATTTAGGAGGCTTGCATTCGTGCAAATTAGCCTCAACATGTCGACTCCCCGATGTTTCACTGGCCTAGCGACATAGGAGCTGTTGCCAGCTTCAACCACATCACCCGCCATGAAGCACTGTGTTCGATTGCGCCCATCGGTCACAGTCCTCCGATCGACCATATACAATGGCCTTTGTGCCTCGACTGGCAAATAATGCACGAGGTCGAGGTAGGAGAGGGCATACTCCTTAGTTGCACTTGCAACATCTGGCCGTAGCATGGGCAACTCTGTCTCCAGAGATGCCACATGTATTCCGGTGCTCGGCCACCAGCCCCTTCTCCAAGTACAACACGCAGGAGGAGCGTGTATCCCATCATAAACGAGTGGCTCTTCAGGCTCAGCTGCCTCAACTGCAACTACCTTAATAACCGTCTCTGGCCCTATGGGTGTCAGGCCTGGCACCGCGGCATTAACCGGCGGTGTTGCAGTAACAACGGGCGTTGGTGGCGCCACAGATGAACTGCTGGTTGCCAAGTTGGCTCCTGCCAACGAGACTCCTGTAATGTGGGTAGTAGGCACCTTGGCCGTCAGTATTGGGTCCTGGATGGGTAACATGTGAAACCCCCAGCCCATCGGAACCACAACGACATGTACATTTCTGGTTAAAGGCCCAATTTTGTTGGGCTTGACCTTGAACGACGTGCCGAAGGACAACACCTTGTCAGTGTCGACCATGTTCCATACTGTGACCTTTGTGTTGGCGTGCCGGGCATACTGTTGAACAACACCGCATATGTCATTCAGTTTGACCGGTCCCCACTGCTGCTTCTTTAACCAGAGGCAGTCTTCTACACTTCTGGCGTGGGCAAGTAGTGATAACCACACGCAAGCTGCGCCAAGTTCCTTTTGATGAGCATCCATCGCTGAAACTTGTGCGCAGGCTACGTCTTGGTGAAGGTACAGGGGTCCCTCACTAATCGGTTCCAACCACTCATACCCAAGCCAGGCTCGAGTTGCGGCTACATTCTTGCTACTCCAAGAATCATCACCGCCCGCTGGGTGGTCCCCTTTCGGGGCCCACTTTGACTTTGAGGCAGTCAACCATGTAGCCTTTGAGGGAGCAACCCCTTTCGATTTTAATTGAGCCATAATAATAAGTGCGGTTTATGTCACAAACCTCGACTTTGTCACCAGTGCGGGGCTCTTAGACCCCCCAGTTTCAGCGCACCGCCAACGGCAACTCGTTCCCCTACAAACGAGCGCGTGAGGTAGGTGTGTTGATCTATTGAAACCGGGGGCACAGGGGTTAGTGTACGTTGATCTACCGTGACAAGAACGCTACAGAGGCCTGTAACATAGAAAGCATGCAGAGTTCCCCCAGTAATCGCCTTTCAAATATGCAACCTAGTCGAACTATAGAAGCAGAAACTTGGTACTTAGCGGGTCCCGAGGTGAGTTCCTCACGGAACAGTGATCAATTTACAGCGCGTACACAGCCCACTGTGGGCGAGACATTTATAACTCCTGGCCATCGGAGTCGAATTATTATACTCAGCTGTCCATGCTGAGTGGGCGCCTTAAGGCATCCCTAGTCGTGCGGGTGTTCCCTGTCACCAGGGCCGTTGGACGACTAAATCCGCGGAAAACCGCATCCAGCCATTATTTAACGGTCCCCGTGAAGGTACCGGGCCTGGCAAAACAAGCACTCTATCGTAATGATTGCGAGTGATCTCTCGGTGCTTGTCTGTAAAAT